GCTCTACTCATAACCTTGGCTTTCTTAAAGGAGATCTTCATAGTAAACTTGATCCATATCTACAACCTCTTATGGATAAACTTCATGAATTATTACCAAAAGGTCAAGTTGAGATGTTATTAAAACAAGAAAGAGTAAAAGGTCTACCAGTAGGATTTTTAAGAGGTTTAAGCATTAATGCCAGCTATATTATATGTGACGAAGCTCAAAATTTAAGCATACATGACCTTTTATTAATTACCACAAGAATGGGAAGATTTAGTAAATTAATATTAATAGGAGATATTCGGCAAGCAGATATTAAAAATAGTGGATTTGAAAAAATATATAATCTCTTTGATGATAAGAAGAGCGCCGATAAAGGAATATATACATTTAAATTTGGTACAGAAGATATTATGCGAAATGATATTTTAGCTTATATTATAGAAAAGTTTGAAGAATTAAAATAGTTGAATTTTTAATTAATTTAAAGTATAATTAGTATTATGCTTAAAATATATTGTACAGAATGTGGTAGTCCAACAACTTATACTTCAGCTAAACCTAAATTTTGTAGTTCCTGTGGAAAGTCATTTGATAAGCTTGTTGTTAATAAAGTTCTAAATCAAAAACCAACAATAACAAAAATCAAACCAAGCATCTCAAGAGATCTTGATGAAGATATTGAGGATGATTATGACGATAATGAAACAGATATTAATTATGTTCCGGATGTATCTAAAATAGATTGTGAAATTATTGATAATAAAAGTCGAGGAGAAAAGATTGGAAGTATAATGGGAACGTCTTCCGGTCAATCAAGGCAAAAAGGAAATAAACAAAAGGGAAAAAAATTAACGAAGGCTGATCTTAAAAAATTCAGAGAAGATTTTGCAAAAGAAGCTGGCGCTTTAAGACCAAAATCAAGAGGTCGAAAAAATGCCTAAAAAGCCCACTTTTGAAGAGCGCATAAACGAAATAAATTCCGAGATTACTAAAAGAAAAAGTAAGTGGAATTTAACAGCCATCAATTGGATGGATTTTAGCGATGTATCTCAGATATTGAGAATACATATTTATAAAAAATGGCATCTTTACGATGCAAAGAAGCCTTTAGCTCCTTGGGTAAATAGAATTATTAGTAATCAAATTAAGAATCTAATAAGAAATAATTATAGTAATTTTACTCGACCATGTCTTAAATGTGCCGCTGCAGAATCTGAAGATGGATGTGCCATCTATGGATCTCAATGTAATTCATGCCCATTATTTGCGAATTGGGAAAGAAGCAAAAAGAATGCGCACGACACAAAACTAACAGTAAGTATCGAGAATCATTCTCAAGAGATTAATGATATGCCAATGGATAGTATTAATGTGGAAGAAGCCGCAAAGAATATTCATTTTAAAATGCAAAAGGTCTTAAAGCCAATTGAATGGAAAGTTTATTATCATCTATACGTAGAGGGAAAAGATGAAGAGCAAACTGCGAAATTAATGGGATATAGAACTAGTGAAAAGAATAGAATAGCTGGATATAAACAAATTAAAAATATTAAAAAATCAATTATTTTAAAAGTTAAAAAACATTTATATAGTGGAGAAATAGATATCTACTAATCTATGAGTGAAGTATTGCCAACTCTGACAGAAGAACAGCAGCTAAAGCTTTTGAACGAATGGAATAATCGTCCAGACAATCCTCCATCACTAGTAGAATTAGTTCAATTAGCTTTTGATAGAGATGATTTAGACGGAAGAAGTAAAGAGGGTAAAGCTGTAAAAGCATTTCTAGCATCTCGTCAAATTAAACCTAAAAAAAGTCACGAGTATCAAGCTAAAGGATTATTAGAACTATCTTTGGATCAAAAAGAATATATTAGCAATAACTGCCATACCATGACTGGATTAGAGATGGCAAAAATACTTTTTAAGAATGAAAGCTTAACGAATTTATCTCAAGAAACAAGAAGTATTTTAGAGTATATGAAGAATATACCTAGTAATGTTAAATTTAATAATAATGAAAATGAAAATATTCCTACAGATGAATATCGTCCACCAAAAAGCGAAGAAAGAATGATAGCCAAGATTAATAGATATATACTAGATGGAATAGATAAAAACAAATTAACCCATAAACATAAAAAAGAAATTAGTTCATTAATTGGATATATGAATACTTTTAGATTTTGTCATCAAATCAATCTTTATGATGACGAAAGAGACCGCGAATTATTTGAGAGCAGTTTTGTTAGATATACTTACGATAAAAGTGATCTTACTCAAGAGGAAGTGGATCAATATATAGTTCTTTCTACAGAAGTTGTTATATCTTCTAATATTCAACAAACAATTAACGTCTTACAAAATCAAATCGATATGGCAATACAGGAAGATGGTAAGATTCCAATGGCTTTAGTCGAAGCGAGTAATACTGCTCGTAAAGAATATAATGATTGCGTCAATCGTCAACAGAAACTTCTTAATGATCTTAAAATAAAAAGAAGTGAAAAACTTAGCAAACAAGTAAAAGAAACTGCTTCTATTATTAATCTAGTTCAAATGTGGAAAGAAGAAGAGAGTCGAACAAAATTATTAAAAATGGCAGAGATGAGAAAGCAGATCGTAGAGAAAGAGATAGATCGTCTTTCTACGATGGACGAGGTAAAAGCAAAGATCTTAGGCATATCAAAAGACGAGATTTTAAATGGATGAGCGTAATATGTAAAGTTGATGGCAAAGAGTTTAAAGATGAGAAGAGTCTTCATCTTTCACTTAAAAGCTATGGATTAAATAAAGTTAAATACTATCAAACTTATTACGAGCGAAGAGATTTATTAACCAACGAATTGATTAATTTTAAAACTAAAGAACAATATTTTAGCAGCGACTTTAACGATAAGAATAATATGAAGAAATGGCTTAAACAACAGCCAATAGAGAAAGCCCAAGAATATTGTAAACAATTATTAATTAAAAGAAAAAATAATAAAAATTTAATTTATGCACCAACGCAGGTCGAACTCAGAACAATTATGGCTCCATCTATAATATTTTATAATAAAATATTTAAAGACTATTATGATATTTGCTCTTCCATAGGGCTAGAGAATAGATTTATTCATCCTAATCTTATTGGTGATAATTTTAAGAATAAATTAAAACAAAATGACACAATATATGTAGACACGCGTGAACAAAGTTGGTTAAAATTTAATACGCCTTTTGAAATTAAAACTTTATCTTTTGGCGACTATACATGCTCAAATAATAATTGCGGATGTTTTATAGAAAGAAAAAGTCTTAGTGATTTTATAAGTACATTGAGCGTCAAAAACTATGACCGTTTTAAAAATGAGATAGATAAAGCCAGAAGAAATAACGCATACATAATAGTGATGGTAGAAGAAACATTAACTAACGCTTTAAGTTTTCAATATCTCCCACATATAAGTAAAAAAATAAAAGCTACTCCAGAATATATATTTCATAATGTACGCGAACTATTACAAGGTTATGATAATCTTCAATTCTTATTCGTTGATGGTAGGAAGGAGATGACAGAGCTTATTGAATCTATCTTTGCTAGTAAATGTTTTTATAAAAAGATAGATTTACAATTAGCTTATGACATGAAAATTTTATGATGTATTGTCCAGAGAAATATATTAAAGAGATTAAAGACGTAAATCAAGAATTGTCTCAGTTAAAGGGTTTCCTTAACGATAAGGAGGCAAAGATAACTTTAGCAAAATTTTTAAGAGCAAATCTTGGATTCTCTACCGAACTAATTAGTGGCGTAAAACTTGCAGCATATCAGGAAATTCATTTGAAAGCAATGATGAACAGAAATTTCAACATGTGCGTTTTTGGTCGTGGATGCGGTAAATCATTTATGGGCGCAGTCTTCTGTTTTCTTCAATGTATTTTTGAACCAAATACAAAGATCCTTATTGCTGGTCCAACATTTAGAACCGCAAGATTTATTTTCAATAATCTAGAAAAGATAATTCAAAGTCCTGGAGCAGAATTATTAGCTCAATGCTTTGGCGCAAAGACAAAAAGAAACGATCAATTTGAATGGCAAATAAATGGAGGTAGTATTATAGCTATTCCACTTAATGGAGAGAAGATACGAGGCTTTAGAGCAAATGTTCTAGTGCTAGACGAGTTCCTGTTATTACCAGAAGAAATTATTAAGAATGTATTAATGCCATTCTTAGTAGCTCCGCAAAACATGAAAGAGAGAATGGAAATAAGAGAATTTGAAGATAAATTGATTTCAGAAGGATTAATGGAAGAAAAAGATAGAATGGTCTTTGAGAATACTAGTAAGATGATAGCTCTTTCCTCTGCAAGTTATACCTTTGAAAATTTATATAAAACTTATAGAGAATGGTGTGATAAGATAAATGGTCCAGATAAAGGAGAGGCTACTTATTTCGTTAGTCAGATGAGTTATCAAGCTCTTCCAGAAGAAATGATTGATAAAACAATTATTGAGGAAGCTCAAGCTGGTGGTTCTAGTCATAGTGGATTTCTCCGAGAATACTGCGCACAATTTACAGATGGAAGTGATAGCTATTTTAATGCTAAAAAGATGGAAGAATGTACTCTACAAGTTGGAGAAGAACCACATACTTTAATGAAGGGTGACCCAAGTAAAAAATATATATTAGGTATTGACCCTAATATGAGCGATAGTCCAAACGCAGATTATTTTGCTATGGCAGTTATGGAGTTAGATGAAGACAAAAGACAAGGCATTTTAGTTCATACTTACGCTGGACTTGGGAATTTAAAGAATCATGTCAATTATTTACATTACATATTAAATAATTTTAATATTGTCTTTATGATATTGGATAATGCAGGCGCCGATACCTTTCTCGCAGCTTGCAACGAATCATCTTTATTTAAAAAAGATAGACTAGAGATTAAAACAATTAATTTTAATTCAGAATTAGAGGCTCAAGATTATGAAGCCGAATTAAGAAACGCAAGGAATCAATATAATCTAGAAGATAAAAAGATTGCATTTAATCAGGTATTTACTAGTAATTTTATCCGAAAGTCTAATGAATACTTACAAGCATGTATAGATTACAAAAAAGTATGGTTTGCAAGTAGAACAGCCTCAGATGAGAAGTTCTTTAATAAAACTATAAATCTAAATATTCCATTAGAATTAATGAAAACAGAAGATAAAAAGGATTGGACATTATTAGACTTTATAGAAAATCAAGATGATTTTATATATCAAACAAAAAAACAATGCGTATTAATCGAACATTCAGCTACAAGCCGTGGTACTCAAAGCTTTGATTTACCTCAACACCTTAAAAGGAGTGCGTCTGCAAATAAGGCAAGAAAAGATAATTATTCTGCATTTATGTTAGCAAATTGGGCTGTTAAATGTTATAATGATATAATGAGCGCGCCAAAAACACAAGAATTCCCGACTTTTTCGCCTATAATGCTCGGATAATGTGTAATAATTGAAGTAAAATGGCAAAAAAAGATAAAAAACAACAAAAAACTCAAAAAGCTGAAGAGATTCAACCTTTGATGGTTTCTACCGCTTCTTATCAAAGCGTAGCGTCATCTGTTTCTACAGATTCTTCTACCCCTCCTATGAGAAGAAATAGAGCTGCCACAATTAATAGAACAGATAAATATAAGAATATTGATGATGGATTAATTCCATTCAGATACGCTACAGCTACTGCAAATTATTCTAATATGGATATTAGAGATGCGGTTATATTATGTCAGAAGGCATACTATAATTTTGCAATATTTAGAAATACTATTGATTTAATGACTGAATTTTCTTGTAGTAATATTTACTTTAAAGATGGTAGCCAAAAAAGCAGAGACTTTTTTACAGCATTATTTAAAAAGATAAATATATTTGATCTTCAAGATCAATTTTTCCGTGAATACTATCGTAGCGGTAATGTATTTATATATCGTTTTGATACTAAAGTAAAAGATGAAGATATTAATAAAATATCACAAACTTTTGGATTAACTTCAAAAGCCGCAAGTCTCGTACTACCAGCAAGATATATTATTATTAATCCAGCAGACGTACAGATTGGTGGAAGTATTAATTTTTCACTTGGTAGATATTATAAATTAATTAGTGATTACGAATTAGAAAGATTAAGAAGCCCAAAGACGGACGAGGATCTCGAAGTGCTAAATAGCTTACCAGTCGAAACAAGAAAATTAATCAAAGAAAAACGTACTGGAATATTAATTTTACCATTAGATCCAGAAAGAATCTCTGCGGTCTTTTATAAAAAGCAAGATTACGAACCATTTGCAGTACCAATGGGCTTCCCAGTTTTAGAAGATATTAATTGGAAAGCTGAAATGAAAAAGATGGATATGGCAGTCGCAAGAACAATGCAACAAGCAATTCTATTGGTAACAATGGGAACAGATCCAGAAAAAGGTGGAATAAATCAAAAGAATCTACAAGCAATGCAATCTCTTTTTGAGAATCAAAGCGTTGGTAGAGTTTTAATTGCAGATTATACGACAAAAGCGCAATTTGTTATACCAGATATTGGTAATATTCTTGGCCCACAAAAATATGAACTTGTAGATCGCGATATCTATATTGGATTAAATAATATTCTTGTTGGTAATGAAAAATACGCAAATGAAAAGATTAAAGTTCAAGTCTTCGTTGAGAGATTAAAACAAGCTCGCGAATCTTTTCTTAATAATTTCTTATTTCCAGAAATTCGTAGAATTAGTAAAGAGCTTGGATTTAAAAACTACCCAACACCATTCTTTGAGGATATTGACCTTAAAGACGATATTCAATATTCAAGAATTTATACAAGACTCGTAGAACTTGGAGTGCTTACTCCAGAAGAAGGACTCGAAGCAATCGAAAGCGGCAAACTTCCATCTTTCGAAGATTCTGTTTCAGCTCAACAAAAATTTAGGGAATTAAAAGATCAAGGTTTGTATCAACCACTAATAGGCGGACCAAAAATGGAAGCAGGTAGACCACAAGGTTCTAGCGGAATACCTCAGTCTACAAAGAACATTTCTCCAGTTGGTCAAGGTAGACAATCTAAAGCAACATTTTTTGATATTGAAAAAGTAAAAAATAATTTCATTCTTGCTTCAAAACTACAAGATAAAGTCGAAGCTTCACTTAGGGAAAAGCACTCTTTAAGAAAATTATCGAAACAACAGAAAGATGTTGCTTTTGAAATAACAAAGATTATTGTATCTAATGAAAATCCAGAGACATGGGAATCATCAGCCATAAATTACGTAAATGAACCAAAAGATAAAAACACAGAAATAGTTTCTGAAATAAATAACATCGCTTCCGAGCATTCAGTAGATTCTTATGTAGCAAGTATATTATATCATAGTAAAAAAGTAGAGGCATAATACTATGGCGCAGAATTTAATTAGATTAAAACAATTAGAGCAAAGCGAGTTAAGCGGATTCGTTTCTCAAGCTGTAGCTAATACTGGAATTATTTCATCTGTTATTAATAGTATTGGATCTGGATTATTTATTTCTGTAAGTGGAGATCAAAGAGCTTCTGGAGTAAAAACATTTTTAAATAATATAAATATATCTGGAGATCTTACTGTTAATGGTACAATTAGAGCTAATGAAATTTTAGATTTTACAATTACAGGAGATATTAGTGGATATACTGGACAATTTCAAGCTTTATATGTTAAAGGACAAGCTGTAGTTACTGGATCTGCCGCAACAGCATCTAGTTTATTTCAAACAGGAGAGAATTTATATAACTACATAAATGGATTGAGCGGAACTTTAAATAATAGTGGTTCAGTTTTATATACATATATAACTCAATTAAGTGGCGATTTTGATACATCGGGTTCAGTTCTAAATTCTTATATTAATAACTTAAGCGGTAATTCTGTTTTATTGTATGGAAATCAAACGATTACTGGTACAAAAACATTTATAAACAATCAAATATTTTCTGGAAATATACTTGTT